GACAAGGTTATGTAACCCCTACCGATACACCTGCTTACCAAGCAGCAGTAAAAGCCTGCCAAGCGAGCTTCGGCAAGGAACCTATACCCGTGCGTTCAGGCGGTAGTATCCCTATTGTAGCCCTTTTTGAAGAAGAGTTGGGTAGCAAATCTATCCTCTTAGGTTTTGGTTTAGATAGCGATGCCATCCACTCGCCTAACGAACACTATGGTATTTTCAACTTCCTAAAAGGTATTGAAACCATTCCGTGGTTCTATCACTACTTTGTAAATAACAAGTAATACCAAAATAAAAGGGGGCTGTATCGACTTTAACAAAGTCTATACAGCCCTCTTTCTCATTATCTAATGGCACGAACCACACTTATCAATAACCATTGATAATAAACACATTAACTGCTAATGCGAAAAATATTTTAAAAAAATCTTCCTAAAAATTTGCAGGTTTCAAAAATAGTCGTACCTTTGCACCGCAATTAAGAAAAAAAACAAATAGAATATTCCTCCTTAGCTCAGTTGGTTAGAGCATCTGACTGTTAATCAGAGGGTCACTGGTTCAAGTCCAGTAGGGGGAGCAAGAAAGGTAACGCACTTCCACTCAAAGCGTTACCTTTTATTTTTAGTACGATAATCCCATTTGTAATTATTCAAAATCGACAAGGTAAACGTCAATCTAAAATAATTACATTATGGTTACAAAAACACTCGATGGGTGTAGCTACTCCGAACTATGGGTATCCCCTGCTAACTGGCAAAAAGCTACTAAAAAAGACTTGGATAAAGATTGGTACGTGCAATGCGTTTTCTTTGACCCTCGTTTTGAAAAAAAATATCCCAAAGGCTTCCCTTATAGAAAAAAGGCTAACAGACCTAATACTATAGAGGAACGAAAGGCGATGATTTCTTTTCTTCTTAAAAACATTCCTCATCAACTTAATAATGGTTTTAACCCTATATTAAAAAAGTACGTACAAGTACATCAGGAAGGACTTTATCCTGAATTGCATTTTATTGAGGCTTTTAGGCGTGCATTGGAAATAAAAGTAGGTACTAAAAAGCACCTATACGAAATACAATGCGCTATTAATAGGCTTGAAAAGGCGTGTGAAGCCCTCGATTTGCAGACGGTAAAAATAAAAGACTTGCGCAGGGTAGATTTGAAGCGTATGCTCGACTGGTTGCGCCTATCCGACAAATATTACAATAGGTTCGTGATATACTTCTCAAGTCTATATCGTGAGTTGATAGAATATGAATGTTGTGAGGCTAATATCACCAGAGACATATACCCTAAAAAGGTGATTAAAGAAGCCCGCACTATACTTACCGCTGACGAACTCATAAAAGTAAAAAACCACGTGCGATTTATCAATCCTGATTTTTATAGGTATATGATGATATTCCTATATTCAGGGGCGCGTAATACCGAACTTTTCAGATTACAACGCAAAGATGTAGATTTAGAAAAGCAGGAGTTTGTAATACTACTTGAGAAAGGTGGACAATACAAACGCTGTACAAAGGTGATACTATCCCCCGCATTAGAATTTTGGAAAGAGATATGCAGCAAGTGTAAAAGTGATAACGACTACCTTTTTGCACTTGATTTTGTTCCTAATAAGAAAATGGGGCATACCGAGATTGTAACACGCTTTTGGAAACGACACGTAAAAGATAAATTAGGTATTGAAGCTGATTTTTACGCCCTCAAACACTATATGCTTGATAACTTGGATAGCGATACGGCTATGCTTTTAGCTTCGCACACTAACCAAAATACAACGGCTATCTACCAAGTGAATAAAGCTAAAAAGGAGCGTGAGAGATTGAAACAATTAGAAATACAGATATAAAAAAAGCCCCTTAATTGGGGCTTTTTTCTTATTACCAAGCTTGTTTAATCGCTCTTTTTGTTTCTGATATAATGTCGTCTGAAAAGTCTTCCAACAATCCCCTTTCATAACTCCTTATTTTTCCATTTTCTTTTACAAGAAAACTAACATTTTTATCATACTCCTTTCCTGATTCTTTTTTGAAATACATTACTTTTTTGTATCCTATTATGTCTATATAAGTAATTTGTATTTTGACAGCATTATCCTTAAAACTGAACTCAATTTTATATCTAAAACTTAAAAAGTTTGAATGTCTGATTTTATTAGCAGCTACAACTGAAATAGTAGAGTATTCTGTTTCTTCAATTTTTTCTATTTCAGGATTAAGTAACACTTTGTTTATTCCACTTTTTACAGCTTCAAACATTCCTTTTTGTGATTTACCATTGCTTTCAATCACTACAAAATCTTGATTTGTATCTTCATTTACAAATCCGTCTTTTGTTATGATGAAACTTTGAGCCATTGAAAGGCTTGTACATAATGTGATGAGTAAAAATAGTAATTTTTTCATTTTACAATCTATTAATTTGGTTATTGAGGCGCAAAGATATTGTATTTTTAAGATAGTATATAAATTTTAGTGTTAAAATTTTAGGTGCGTATCTTTATACCTTTGGTAGTAAGTTCATTAATACCTGCTTTCATATTAGCAATGTCTTTTCTCATTTCGTGAAGTTGAAATGTATTTATCTCAATACCCGCAAGGTGTCTTAGTTGTTGAGCGGCATTGATTTGCATTGATTGGTGCAACTCCTTAATACTATTTGCTGTTTGCAATATTGCATTTTTTGTCTCTGCTCCTATTTGTGTGAGTAATCTAAATTGTCCGTTCAATTCATCTGCACTATCCTGACTCATTCGTGCAAAACCTTTTTCGACTGCATTACGACCTTGCTTATTATCATACATTTTAATACCTGATTGTTCTAAAGCATCAAACATTGCCTTTGCTTTTTGTTCACCTTTTTGAATTTCAGGTTTCAGAATGTTATTAACAAATTCAAGCGTTTTGTTTTTTACCTTCTCATATACTTGTTCGTTGCTAAATCCTATTGATGACGCATATATATTATCCATTTCATTTTGAAACTTAGAAAATATTTCTTTTATTCGCTCAGTAACTAATGTTTGTTTGATTATGTTTTTCATTACGCGAGCAACAGTTTGACCAAAGGTTTCAAATGCATTGTTGCCTTTCTCTACAGCAGATATAATGCTTTCAACAAAACCACCCCCTAAATCTCCAAATGTTTGACTTGTGTATTCAGATATTGTTTTTTTGTATTCTTTTAATTGAGCATACAAATCTTTTGCCTTTTGTATCTGTTCACTTGTGTAGTCTATATTATCACGACCGTATGACATTCTATTAGAATCCGCTTTGCTAATGTTTTCTAAAAAATCATAATCAATATTACCTAACTCATCAACGAAAGGCTTTACTATATCCTTAAAAGCTTTAGTGACTTCATCTTTATATCTTCCCCAAACTTTAATACCCCAAGGTCCATCGTACCATCCCCATTTATATTCATAGTGGTCAAATACTTGGGTATTTTGTACATCTATAAGATCGTTACGAAGTTTTTTTACTTTATCATTATAGTTTTTAATAATATCAAGTTGTTTCCCGATTTGGTTTGTAGTCAAAGAATTAGAATGTTTTTCGCCTTTCAATATACGTTCATCGTAAAGTTCATTTATTCTCTTTTCGTTCTGATATTGTTCTTGTTTCCACATTCTCTCTTTTTGACGGGCTCTTTCTTTATCGCTCTCTATTTTCTGAACAAAACCATATACCGCTCCTATAATACCTCCAATTGCCCCCCCTATAGGTCCAGCTGAACTTCCTATTTGGGCAAAAGACATAGCCTTATTGACTATTTCTCCCATTTCTTTTATCCCTTTACCAAATTCTCTTAGTGAATCATTTCCCGTACTTTGTCCCAATCGCTCAAATTCGTCTCCTAATTGAGAGAATTGCCCAGTAATTGATTGCGCTGACGACAGCATACCATTGAATGCTTCTTGCCATTCGGCGGTGTTGGGTCTGGATTTGAATAGATTTTTGATACTTGTGCCAAGTTTGCCGAATGCTGTATCGCTCTTATCAGCGGTGTCTCTTGCTTGTTCGAGTTGCTGTTTGAGATTGGTTATAAACTCTACATTGGCGTTATCGTCCATATTAAGCACTTTTGCTAACTCGTCAATCTCGGCTTCCGCATCTGTAATGGTTTGGCGTATCTCTTTGACAGTCTTTTTGCGTAGGTTGTCGAACAATTTAGCAATGGCTGTTCCCTCTTTTTTATAGAGTATATCCAACTTTTTGAGTTCTCTCGCTTTTTCGTCTTGTGCTTTTTTGACTTGTGGAGCATCTGCACCTAATTTGGCTTGTAAGGCGGCTATATCGGCATTGTATTTCTCCTCGATAGCTTTGCGCTGGTCGGTATAGGTTTGATACTTTTCTAACAAGTCCTTATACACTTGTTCCTGCTGCATACGTTGGTACTCAGCATTGGAGGCTAAAAGCACTTTTTCATTTTCAGCAATGCGGGCTTTTTCGGCATTGATAGCTTCGGTATTGGTGTCAAACGCTTGTCCTTTTTTCCATTTGCCTTGTGCTTCAGCTTTTTGTTTTTCGGTTTCGATGAATGCGGCTAACTGGTCTTCTGAACGTCTTCTGATTTCTTCTTCTTGCTTGTCGTATTCTAATTGAATGATAGCAAGGCGTTTTTCCGCTCCGTCTTGCATTATTTTAACACGTGCTTCTTCTTGCGCAAAAAGATCATCTTGTATTTGTCGGTTGAGATCTCTTTGGGCTTTTTCGGTGTCGTACTCTGGGAGGGAGGTTTTGATGGTTTTAGCGGTTTTTGCGCCTGATTTTTTATATCCGAATTTGCTCTCAAGGATTTTGTCTACATCTTCTTTGGCTTTTACTTTTTGCTCTATATCGGCAAAATCTTTGTCGTCTTTAACATTTTTACTTTGAAGTGCTTTTATTTCTTTTTCGTATTTAGCACTCTCGGCAAGTAGTTTGTTTTTATCATAGAGTTGCTTATTCTCCTGTTGTTTGAGTTTGATTTGTCGTTCGGTAGCTTCATTGAACATTCCGAGTTCATTCCAGTCGTATTTTAAATAAGGGTTGTTGCTGTCTATTTTTGCAATAGAATGATTAGCGATCGATTCTTTCGCTTGTTTTTTCCTTAGATTATAGGCTTCTATGATTAATTTTTTTTCTGCTTGTATTTGCTCAAGGCTTTTGCCTGAAAGTGCGCTTTCATAGTTACTAACATCATTTTTAACTACTTCCCTTTTTTGTTTTTGCTTTAGAAGTTCATCTTGTTCAATACTTCTTCTAATGCTTGCTATATCCATTCTAAGAGCGGTACGGCGGTCGCTGCTGGCAGTTTGCTTAATCTCTTCTTCTAACTTCTTAATTTGTTCCTCTTTGGATTTAATTAAGTCGTTCGTTTTCTTAACGGCATCACGAGACATTTTTTCATTCATAGTCTCATAACGTCCATTAATATCTTTTAGAACCTGAGACATTTCACGTAACATCTGATTTAGCGTGCTATATTTATTCAAAACTCCATCTGTACTATTCCTAAGTGCTAAAAAAGCCTTATTTCTTTCGTTCCAAGATTTAGTTTCATCTTGAATAGTAGATATTAGTCCGCTAATTCTGTTTTTTTCGTCATCAATAATGTTGGCTTGTTCCTTACGTAATTGGTTGTGTCTTTCAGTTGCTTCGGCATTAGCATCGGTACTATCTTTCAATGACCATAATGCAACAGCCAACCCTACCAATGCAGCTGCTGCAAGAGCATAAGGATTAGCAAGCATTGTAAGATTAAGGAGTTTTTGCGCTTTTTCAACAAGCACCAACCACGTATAATGAGCCATTTCGGCAACAGTCATCCCTGCTGTACGCGCTGCCACTACTTGCTGCACAGCGGCTGTAGCAATGAGTGCTGCTCGATATGTTCCATAAGAAACAATAAGCCCCGCGATGAGTTTGCCAATAGTTTCATAGTTTTCTACCAAAAAAGATACGCCTTTTATTGCTCCCGAAACAATACCCTCGCTCGCTTTGCCTATCTCATTAAGCATTTGGTCAAAATTATCTTTGAGGTTGGATATTTGCCCGCCTAATGATTTGCTTTGCTCTGCCATTAGATTATAGAATAGACCGCCCTCATTAGTCATATTCTTAATAACGGCTTGTATTTCGGCAAAACCTATTTTGCCCGCACTAACCATATCTTTGATTTCGGTTTCGCTCTTACCTACAACCTTACTCAATTCAGCTATGATAGGAATACCTGCATTCATAAACTGGTATAGGTCATTGGTCATTAACTTGCCTTGTGCTTTGACTTGCCCATATACGTGAATGAGTTGCCCCATAGGTACACCTAATCCTGAAGCTACATCGCCCATACGACGGAGGGTTTCGGTTACCTCTTCAGCGGGTACTTGAAAGGCTAATAGCTTTTTTGCTCCCTCAGATACTTCTTCCAATCCGAAAGGGGTTTTAGCAGCAAGGTCGGTGAGTTGCGCCATTAGTTCGTTGGCTTTCTCCTTGCTTTTGAGCATAGTGCCAAAAGATATTTCGAGTTGCTGAAATTGTGATCGTACGGCTACCATTTGGCTAATGAATGATTGCGCGCCTTGTAGTGTAAAATAGGCGGTTGCACCTTTGAGAAGGGTTTGCCATACATCGGCTTGCTTTTTGCCTTCTTCAACGGCTTTGCGTGTCATTTGCTCGAATTGCTTTTTGATAGCCTCGACATCTTTTTGTATCTGTGATTGGTCGGCTCTTACTTGGAATAATAGAGCCCCGTCTTGTGGTTGCATAGTTAAATATTTGCGGATTTTATTTTTGATAGGAAATCACCATAGCTGGTGCGTTTTTCTGATTTCTGAGGTGCTTTTTTAGTATCTTTATCCTTATCGAAATCATAAGAGGGGATAACGGCACTATAAAGCATTACATTGGCATAGCTTATTTCTTTTAGCACGTAGTCAAAGGTTAGCCCGTACTGCTTGGCGAAAGAGCCTACAAGTCCCCAGATGCTGTCGTTTCGTTCTCCACTTCCTTCGTCGGCTTGGTTATCATCATTCCTTTGAGGGAAGTGGTAATGACGAAAAAAGCGCGTATATCTATTTGCCCTAACACTTTAAAGAATGCGGATGACACTTCGGTAATGGGGGTATTAATGAGTTTTTTTGCCAGTATTTCGCCTTTGGTTACGTTCTTTTCTCTTCTCCAAAACTGCCATTTAGGATAAGTAACTATTTCAGTAAATTTTTTGCCTAATAGGATTGCAGATATAGCCCACGCTATATTCTCATATTCTTCGGCATTGTGTATGATTGATCCGAATATATTCCCCTCACTAATAGTGTCGGTGGGTATTTTGCTGATGTACTTTGAAGCCCTTACGAGGGTAAAAATAGAGGGCGGAGCGACTTTATACGCTTCGCCCCCAATGGTTACCGTTGTAGGTTCTTCAAGTAGGGTTTGTGCTACTTGTTCTTCCATAGGTTACGCTACTTTTTCAATTGATAAAAATCCTTTACCACCATTAAGGATAGTGATTTCTACTTCTACATTGTAGCCACTATCTTCTGTGTAGGTGAGTTTACCACTTACAGAGCAGTAGAACATATCAATCTTTTCTGCTCCTGACACTTTTGGAACAATAGAAAAAGAAAACTTCTTAGTAGAGACAAAAGACTTGATAATGAGTTTGTCTCCTGACTCTTCAATATCCCAAATTTCAGAAAGCAATGCCTTGTTAAGGTTTTTAACGGTGCATTTTACTTTCACTACAGGTTCGCCTTTCATTTGGTCGATGATTTCACCGCCAATGGCTGTCCATTTTAACTCTTTACCGTCCTCTGTCTCAAAAGAAAAACTATCTTCTTTGACAATACCTAACGTTTTGAGTACTGTACCCATTGCACCTCCTGCCCCTGGCGCACCAAATTTAAATTCTAATTTGCCCCAAGCGGTGGCGTTGTTATCTATAAATGCCATAATCTTTAATTATTAAATGTGTTATATCTGAATTTTACTTTTGCGTTGATGAAAAACTGCTTAATATCTGTGTCCTCAAAGGTTTGTATCATCTGATGAAGTTGCAACTTGTAATTGTGTAGGGATGTTTTAGCTTCTTCAATGATAGGCATTAAAGCACCCTCGATAGCTTCACAACGTACAAAGTTTTTCCTATACTGATTATCGTTATTTTTGACAGCAGGGACAAAGATATTGATGTTAATCACCCCCGTTTGATATTGACCGTCTAACCCAGTAAGGAATGATATTACACAATCCTCTTTTTGTGAGTTCAAAGGGCGTACACCACTACGGTATGTTTGCCCATTGATAAGGAGATTTATCTTATCCTTAAAGTACTTGTATATATCGGTTTCTATTTGTGAGGCTGTTTTTTTCATTGCGATAATGCTTTTAGGAGTTTAGGCACTTCTTTTTCAGCTAATAATTCAGCTGATGAAAGTACATTGTAATTGCGTGCTTCTACATAAGCAGCGTACTTCATTCCTGCCACTACTACCAATACAAAACCTTTTGAATATTGAGATATTACCTTATTGATGAACGTTTCGCCCTCTTTTTGTCCATTACCTCCTGACTTAGTGAGTTTTAAACCTCCTTTTTCAATAGCTTTGCCGTCTTGTAGTACTACATAGCCTATTGATGAACGGAGATTACCCGTTTGGTCTTGATAGCTACCATTTGTCCGTGCTTCGTTGATACACATTTCTCCTACATACTTCAATATACGTATTACTTTTTGGTGATATTTTTCTATTTTCTCACGCAATATACGTTCTATATCGTTGGAATTGAATTGTGGTGTTATCATACGAATATACGGCAATGGAAATAATCTCTTGAAAATCGTATTACTGGCTTTTCGAGGCGAATATTTCCCTCTACATCTACTACTTGCAAGGTAGTACCCGCTTCTATTTTTGGTGTATCTTTGGGAGCATAGACAGTAGCGGTACAATCAAAGATTTGACCGTCTACTTTAGTTATCTTTTGCCCCGCTCCTGCTATTTCATCACGGCATACGCCTATCTCTTGCCACTCGATAGGGTCGCTTGGATAGGTAGGTATACCATCATCGTTGATAGTAGGGTTTTGTGATACTTTCACCTTCAATAGGTACGGGTATATTTTCATTTCCTTGCAGTATTTTAGAATAAGTGGGTAATATCTCTTACAGTGGATTTTTCCTCCAACAAATTCACCCTACCGAGCTGCTTACAAAGCAAATTGTAAAAGGCAGTAATAGCCGATTTGTCGTAAGAAAAAGATAATCCACCTTCAGAAAAGGACACTGGGCGCAATAAGAGCTCAGGAATGAGATTGTAGAAAAACATTTTAGTCTTTCGTTCGTTCTCCTCATTGAACTCATCAGAAATCCCCAATCCTACTCGTTGCATTTCGGCAATGAGTAGGGTGGTGGGGTATTCGACGTTCCATAGTTTCAGTTTCTCATCTATGTACGCTTGTGCGGTCATCATTAGCTTAATTTGGTTTTCAAAATTAGCTTTCGGCTTACATTGTTAAGTACTGGTGTAGCGAATGCTGTTGCCTTTGTTGAAAGCATTTCAGGGTCTTGCTCTGCCCAAGTACTCACCAAAATAAAGCTATCGGAAACTACCTTAGTAGTAGTTTCGTCTTTACGGCTAAATGTAGGTGTTATGGTGTAATATGTTTCACCGACTTGAGTGTTGTCAGTAAAATGAATGTTACCCAATTCCCAACCGCTGGTAGTGGTTTTAACACCTGACTTAGCTTCTTCACTTACATAGCTTTCCCAAATTATCACTTCAGGAAGTCCGTGTGCTCTTAATGTTTCATTAAGCTGTGCTAAAGTAGGCTCTTGTGCCACACTAAGGGCGTTTTGAGCAAAGGAAGCAGTGAATTTTACAACACTTGTAGATTTTACCATTTGGAAGAATGTAGGTCTATCCATAATAGCATAAGCATAACGGAATCCTTTCTTAACAGCTTCTTCTTGTACTTTTCTAAAGTCAGCAATAGGGTCAAAAGTTGCAGCATTAGCTGGTAAAAACCAATCTTTTGCAGTGTTTTCAGTACCTACTCCAAACTTCACTTTAGCACCTGCCATAAGTGTATATTCTCCTTTTGAAACGGATTGTTTAGCAAGTAATTCCAAACGAGCGTTTACCCCATTGATACAGAAAATAGGGTCTTCATAAATAGATTTTAGAAGTTCTTTGTAAGCACTTGAGTCTTTACCTCCATAACGATTTGAAATCGCACGGATATTATCCAAACGGATAGTATCGCGCTCAGTCATATCACGGGCTACTTCAATTTTAGGTATTTCCCCTTTTACTTTTTCTACAAAGTCACGACTTTTACGTGGAGATTTTGAGCCAATAGCTACAATTTCAGCAGCAACCTTGTTATCGGTATTTTTCTCAATAGAAGCCCAATCTAATGTTGTATTGAACTTCAATGGGAAATAATTACGATACTGCAAGTCGCCTAACGGATTGTTGTTTACCACGAATTGCAAATCAGCTTCGCGAAATTCAGGCACGATGTTTACAGCATTAATTGTATTTGCCATTTTTTGTTGTTTTTAAAGGTTAATAAAAAGTGATACGAGGGAGTACTTTCTTAACGAATGCTATCCCTGCCTTTTCTTTGTCAGGCAATGCTTCAGTGCGAGCAGTACCCGATAAAACTACAGCTACCATAGGAAAATCGTCAATAGCAATGTCTTCAGCTGTAAGTCCTACGGCTGTAGCAATGTTAGTGTCTGAAAAAGTTTCATTCACTGGCTTGTAAGTCCCGTCAGTATGAGGAACAAGGAGCGTGCCTGCGGGTACTACGCCATCTGTAAAGCGTTTTTTAGCTTCAGTAGCGTTAATGTGTACCCCAGCTGGGAGGGTGGCTAATACTTGGTCAAAAACAACTATTTGCCTACCTGCGGTTTGTTTAGTTATCTGTTTCATTGTTTTTTAAATAATGCTTGTACTTCTGCGGAAGGTTCATTTTCTTTCAATCCACCTCCTATAATAGGTCTTGAGTGTGAAGAAAGCCCTGCATTTGCTTGCGTCTGCAAAAATGCTTGTTCATCGGCTTTTAGTTCGCTGACAAAGGCGTTCATTTCTTCATCGTCTTTGAAAGTACGCCCTAAGTGGTGTTTGTAGAATGTTTCCGATACCCCCTGCGTTTTGAGTTGATTAAGGAAACGTTCTTTAGCACTTTGTTGTTGTTTTTCAGCTTGGAATGCTGCAATAGTTTCATTTTGTTTATTGACAACTTCCATAATGCTTTTTGCCCACTCTGGCATTTCATCGGGTTTAGGATCTGTGGGTGGAGTAGGATGTTTTTGAGGATTTGGATTAGATTTAGCCCTCATATCTTCGAGTTCTTTCTCTAATTTCTTGCGAGCCTCTTCAGCTTTGGAAAGGCTTGTGCGCCCTTCATCAGCAACGGACTGCAAGAGTTTAACTTCCTCTTCTACACTTTTTACAGCGTTTTCGATTTCCGTGTCGTCCTTAACCGTTGTAGCTAAACGAGTAGCGATAACTTTTAGAACGGATTCTTTCAACCCCAAGTGCGCATACTTGGTTTTGAGTAATTGTAATAATTTATCTACCATAGATGTACAATGTTTTTGTTTTTGCAAAGGTACGGAGGGGGATTGGAGGTTGTATATTTGTGTATTAGTAAAAAATTAGTAATTATTTAGTAATGCAAAAACGCCCCTATAAAGAGGCGTTTTCGGTGTTAAACTAAGAATATATTCACTTCAAAAAGCGTTTAAGTTTGTTTCGTATAAAGTAAAAGGCTATCAATAGTGCTACGATAATAGCTATAAGGTATAAATAGGAACTTTTTACGTTTTTTGTTTTATGAGAAAAAGCCGTTTCCGAGTGACTTTGCGCTATAAAATAAGTGTTAACCTTAGTTATATTATCAAGGGTAGTATTCGCCACTATTTGGCTATTAGATAGGCTGTTTTTAGTCGTAATCTTCACCTTTCCACCACTTACCCTTATAGTTTCATTATTGCCGTCTCTAATGCGATAATACACTAACTCTTTGCTATTACCCACGCTATCCTTATCGCTCTCTACTGTTACCTCGTACTCTTGTGAGGCGTATGTATCGAGTTGCAGGGTTTGAGTGTTTTGCTGAAAAAGATCCGTACTATCCTTGTACTTTATAATACGCTCTTTTTGCACCTGCTTTTGCTCGGTAGTAGCTACCTCTTTGCGTGTCCTGCAACCTATCAAGGTGAGGAACGCTAATAATGCAATGATTATTCTATTCATAGCTTTTTAACATTTTGATAATTTTCTTTAAACTATCTGCATAGTTAGTAGCGGTAGCATACCCTGCTTTTGCTACTTCTTCGGCAAACTTGTAAGGGTCAGTTTTCACCTCCAACGCTTTAGCATATCGCTTGTTTTTGAAAAAGAATTGTGCGTGGTCGGTAAAGCATTCTTCAGGCGTGTCGTACTTTCTAAACCAGTCTTTCACTTCATACTTGTATTTACCACTCGATAATTGATATATAGACATCACTTGCGGAAACTTATATCCTAAGTTTGGAGCATTAAGTACTTCAGTAGTTTTAAACAATTGTTTATTATTAGCGGGTGTGTCTTTGGCGGCTTTTATGCCAAAAAAATTATTACCAACGCCACGTTCTCCCCAACCACTCTCCAACGCCGCTTGTGCCAACGTAAAGAGATGAGAAATACCCGTTTTGCGCTCTGTTTCGAGTGCAAAAGGTTTGTACTGCTTTATAAATTCTTTCGGTGTCATTGTTGTTCGTTATTAGAGGTTTGAGATGTTTCGGACTGTTCAGCCTTTTCATTCATATAATTAGAGATGGTTTTAGCGACTTCCTCTAAGTTATCACGATTGATAAACACTTGCTGAACAACTTGTCCTGCACGGTCTAACCGCACTTTGTCTTCGGCTTTTTCGCGTATAGATTTTATTTCGATAAGACATAGCACTATTGCCATAAAGAAAGTGATAAAAGGAAATAGCCATAATGAGGTTTGGTAATAGATTTCTAAATACCAAGATAGCAAGCCGTACATACTATCCACAATCGTACAAGCAATTAGGATATTGTAGTATTGTGCCATTTTGCTAATGGTACGCCTATATCCATAGGAAGTTCGTGTTTCACCAATACGCTTTGCTTTGCGAACGCCGCTCCAAAGGTCGGCGAATATCATAAGGAGTACGAGAATGTAGATACCGAGTAGTATCCATAGAATTACAAAGATTTTTTCCATTGATTACTGTTTGTTTTTAGGTTTTTCGGGTTTTTCTGTGCCGTTGATGATAGCGGTACAATTTTCTTGAATTTGTTTGTATAGTTCAATGTCTGAGGGTTGGAAGTTTGAGTTTTGGACATTGAAGTCGTTGGGGGTAACAGTACCTTGCAAATAGGGATAACCACCATCTTGCTGGCGAGTTGCTGAAAATGCTACGGCAATAGGATTGGTTTCATTTTCAAATTCATAGGAGTACATAACAGTTACTCCTTGCACAATTTCTTGCGCAGTAATTCGGGTTGTTTTTTGAATGATTTGCATATTAATTGAATTTTAAGATTATTTTTATTTATTCAAATCGTGTGTTTACTACGTGATATTCACCTCCTAATAGGCGCAATACAACTACATCTCCTTTTCCCATATCTATATATCCATCTCCGACATTGTAAGCACCTCCATTGTTATCTATTATAGTGCCTGAAGACACTCCTTGTAGTCTTATCATTTTACTTCCTACAAACACACCCATAATTACGGTGAGTTCAAAAGATAAGGAAAGGCTTTGTCTACCTATAGGATTAAAACCGAGTTTACGCATAATTTCTAATACCTCAAAATAGTTAGGTAAATAGACTATGTGACGGTCGGAAGCTACATCTCTAAATACAAATTTATTGGTAATTCCCAACCAACGTTTTATTGTGGAACTTTCAGCAATACCATTATAAACGTACTCAAATTGAGCATTAGCACCTAAAGATATTGTATCACCATTGATTATTTGAGCGCGATTGTTCTCATAAGAAATAGTATCTATAACATCATTAGGATTGGGAGGAATTGATATGTTTACTCCAGTAAATTTACCAATACTTCCTACTCCCTTAGGTTTTTTGGGGTTTCTATATAATGATAAAAGAGATTTTGTAGCGGTATAAGTATTACCTGCTATTCCACCAAAGAATGCTTGAATATCATTTTCATCTTCTCTGTATATTACTCCAGACCCTGTATAAGCACTACCACTTATTACTCTGTTTTGTCTTTCGTCCCAATCTCCTGAATATATAGACCCACTCGTCATTTTTAATCTACCTGATATTATTCCTCCTTCTGCTTTTATATTTTTAGTAATCAAAGTTCCATCTTCTTGTACTAAAAACGCAGATTTACGACGTCTTTCTTCAGCTTGTTGTGGTGTTTCTATAGGTTGAGTTTTGTCGGGTTCTCCTGCCCAAAAGCGAATGCTATCATTAGTCATTCCCATACCCGTAATACCTGCTTTTGTACCTTGTGTATTTCCTACTATAAGTGTACCCGTTGCTACCACGTTGCCGTCTATTTGTGTATCGCTGAATATTTGCGTTTTGTTTTCGAGTTTTTGGATACGTGCGTTTGAGTTTTCGATGTTCCTTTTTTCAGCTTCAATTTGCGCTTTTGCGTTGTTGATAGCGGTTGTAAGGTCTGTTTGGATGTCGGCTACTTTGTTTTCGATGTCTTCAGGGGCGGGCGACCAGTCAGTGGGTTTGTTGCCATATTCAATTTTAAATGATGATACGTATACTTCCTCAATATGTTTCCCAGATGTGCAATTAAATTCCAAAAATCCGTTACCGCCTTTATTGTTAGTAACTATACCATTACTACCATATATTGTATATCTGTGCCATTCACCATCAGAAATTAAATCATTTCCATCTAAATAAACAGTTTTACTAACACCGACGATATAATGAAATTTTATATTTTGCTTATTTGTTTTAGCCCAAAATGAAATGATTGTAGGTCTACTTTCAAACGTCGTTCTACATTGAAACCCTTGCCAGTTATAGATAAGTTTAATAACCTTATTTCCTCTGAAAGTTTCAGATACTATACCTGCATTACCTGCATAGTTTGCTTGTAAATAGAAAGGCAAATCTTTTAAAGTAAAATTAGCTGTTTCTCTTATTAGATTCCTTCCCCCAATATTCAACTCATTTACTTTTTGCTGGGCAAAGTTTTTAGCTTCTTGGAGTTTCAATTGGAGTTGTTGTATTTGTCTTTGCTCTGCTTCTGTAATTTTCCCGTCTGCTGCTGCAATAGCTTGTGCTTTGGTGAGTTCTGCTTGTGCTCGTGCGTATGCTTCGGTAGCGGTTTTCGCGGTTGATATTTGACTTTCTAAATCCTCAGGGGCGGGTGTCCAATCTGTTGCGATGTTTCCTTTTTCAAGTTTAACATTTCGTGTCCAAAGTTTAGAGGTTACATTACCCGTATCACTCCCATTGTTATCAATACGTATAGAGCCTTTTGGACTTAAATTAGGTTGGGTAGTAAATGTAAAAGTTTCCCTTTTCCATTCTCCATTAGTATTTGGAATATTTTTATTAGGTGTTTGAGTAATACCATCGTTTATAAAAAACAAATCAATACTTCTAACATTTTCACTTTTGTATTCCAAAGACAATGTATAAGTTGTATTCTTTTCCAATGTACCTCCTACTATACCATAATAGATATAATCTTCTACCGTACCTTTATACTCTTTATAACGCTCGTTCTTACTATCAGTGATTAGGTTACGTCCACCAATCTGAATATTTCTAATGCTTGACTTCAATCTATTCTCCAATGAAAGCAAATCAGGGCTTACAAGTTGTTTTATCTCGGTTTTATTACCATCTGTTATTTTAAGATTTGCTTTGATTTCTATATGGTCATCAAAGAGATGTATATACTGCTGTCCGTTCCCTGATGTTATTTTGTCAGTTTTGATTTGTCCACCAGTGATTTCTGTAAATCCATTGAGTTTAGCAATACCACGATCTCCTTCATACTCTGAATTGACAGTGGCGTATAGGAAATGATAATATCCTGCTTCTTGTTCTATATCTATTTTGTTTTCGGATAGAATAAATTCAGCGGTTTCATCGTTTTTGCTTGCTTTAATATATAGGTAGTAGGTTTTGGCTTTATCGTCCAAACGCCCTGATACGAAAGCGGGAATATTCCAATACTTATAGCTATTAGCATCACGATTAGGATTTATATCAGTAGTACCAAGGGTGAAATGCTTGAGACAGCCGCTACCTGCATTGATTTGCTTGGTGTTTTTATCGAAATAGAGTGTGTGAGGTGCTTTTATAGGGTTTGTTTTTGAGACTACAAAATCGAACTGGGTAGACTTGTTGCCTATAAGTGCCATCATTGTTTGTACGGTGGCAGGGACGATGCTTTTGGTATACTCAGGAAAGGCTGCTTCTATTTGCTTGATAGTTTCTTGAGCATCACGCCAGCTTCTTTTGGTTAATGATTGTGTGCGCTTGTTGAGTTCTCCAAAATATACTTCTTGATTTTGGAGTTTGCGCATTTCGGAGGCAAAAGAGTGTCCTTGTACTTTGTTGGATAGTTCTATTTGTGGGCTATAGGGGTTATTTACATACTCTTTTAGCCCTACAATACGAATAGGAACGGGGGTGCGCTGAAATTCAGTGTCTGAAAAGTTAATATATGCACCCATTTTGAGGCGACCTCCTATATTTGCCCAGTGTTTTTTGGCGTATATACCGTCTAAATCACCAGTAAATGTAAAGAGGTCGGTGCGATTTTCGTATAGGTATTTGCAGGCTTCTTTCATCATTTCCCAGCTTGCACCTGATTTTGTAGCGTTGTCGCTGATGTATGCGTTAGGCATTTGCATATTGTAAACAGAATATTCGTCGCCTATATTGGGGCGGAATATATCGTTGGGCATAGTAACACCGTCCTCTTCTTTAGGAACAAGTTGGAAACGTTTTTCGGCGTGGTTATAGTTGGACACTTCAAACTCTCTACCAGACAGCATACCGCTTTCAAAGTAGATAAGCATTTTTTCGCCTTTGATTTGCATTGCATTGAAATCGAGGGCTTGTGGTATGGAATCGTCGAATATATCGTAGAAGTGTTTATCTATATCTACTGCAAAGAAACCTGATACAGTACCTTTGCGTTTGGGGTATATGTGTGAGAGGTCGAGGCTTTGCTCATTTACAAATCCGTTATTTTGGGCGTTCTTGATTGTTATCGATAGCCCTTTGTCATCTGAAACGAATGTTACCCCTTCGTATGTGTATTCTTGTGATTTAGGTAGTAACAATTCTTTATTGCCATACTTGGAACGATCAATATTACGGTCGCCTCCTTGTACATATAAGCGAGTAATACGACTTTGTTCGGTAGTACGACTTACACCTGTTTTGAAGCCTTTGCCTTTGCCGTATTGAAGTGGTAGGGGATTGTTTTTAAAATACTCTACCTTATGCAAATGAATGGTTTTGCCTATGATTTCGTATTCGGTTTCAAAGGCTTTGGCTATCATTTCCAATGCTTCGAGGCAGTTGTTATGATTGTAAGAAACGAGTTTTTCAGAGGCTTCTATACAATTACCTACTTGCCACCCGCTATCTATCATATTGAGGCAATCGACAAGGATTTGCACGTGGTAGCGAGGTGAGGCGGTGAAAGGGAATTTTAGGGTTTTATCGTTGGGATTTCTAAATTTGTAGTTTTTGAGGTTTGCGCCCTCGCTGTCCATAGTGAGGGTATACTCAAAGTTTCGTGTGTTATGTTTTACGATTTTAGCAGGTTGGTTAAGAGTATAACGCTCATTAGCAAACTCGCACCACGCACCAGTTGGAATGTCGGTATAGGTGGATAACGAAAAGTATAAGGTAAGCGTATGTTCGCCCATTATAGAGCGGTAACGATAACTCTCATCAGTGGGGAGAATGTCTATATATGTAGCGTTAAAATTGAGTTTCATTGGTACAATAATAATACAGTGCAAAGGTAAGAGAGACTTTCCTTTGCACTGCTATAGTGTTTTAGTAAAAAATTAGTAAATATTTGAAGTGATGTTAGGTAAGTACAAAAGTGATGGTAAATTCTACTTTTAGGGTGCTTTGGGTAAGAAAAACGTTCTTAACACTTGCTTTTTGGTAGATAGCATTAAGTTCTCCTCCTTCCCCTCCGAAAGAGAGGGGAATGTTAATGGTTCGTTCGCCTTGTTTGGTGAGATTGTATAACAAGGCTTCGTATAGTTGCCAAAAGGTGCTAACGGGTTGAGAAATGTAGCAATGTAGTTCAAGGGTGCGTTCTTTAAATACGTTAGAATGCTCTGCATATTGTACGCCACTAATGGCTGTACTATTGATAGTGAGGTGTTCTTTTACCTCGTAATCTTTTAGGAGTGTATTTTGGTTTTCTTCAAGTAGGTAAATGCCGTATTTGGATACATCTATGCCGTCTATAGTGAAGCCTGAAGTGGGTATTGTAGCATTAGGGGCGGTATAGGTATAACCTTGCAAGGGGGAGTCAGAGGCAAAAGTAATATCGTAGCTGATGTATGTTTGTTCTTTTTTGGCTTTTTTTACTGACACTAATCGAAGTTGAAATGTTTTATTGAGTTCTTCAAAGTGGAATGTATTGTAAGTTTGAGCAGTAAGAAAGTTGATGAATGGTTCGTACTGGTTTGCTTCACTAAAAAATGATAAAATGATCTGAATTGTATCGAGTTTAGGACTATCGGTGTCGTACTCTTTGCCATAGTACTCAGCCCAATCGTTGGAAGATAGTTTTTTAAGAGGAGGAAAGCAAAGAACATCCTTGTAATTGCTATCTAACAAGTAAGTGCGGTAAGTGTTTTGTATGTTGATGTTGTTAATTTTCATATTTTTTTTTGCTATTTAAAAATATTGTTGTATCTTTGCGCTGTTGTAAAGGGTATTATCAACTTTACAAGGTGGGGGACGCTTCTATTGATAAGCTACAAAGCCCGCACCCCCAGCACCTCAAATATAATGCGCAATTATATTTGAGGTGTCTTTTTTATATCACTTAAGAGGTAATGATATGCTTTGAGATATTTGTTTAATCGTTGTGTGTCGTCTTCAGTGATAAATGTTAATCGTGTAATATCCATATTGTCTTTTAAATCGTTGATTTTGACCTTAACGGCTAATGAGTTTTTCTTTATACGTTCTATAAATTGTGAGTATGGCTCATTAGGTTGTTTTGTTACACATTCTAAGGCATTAATAATTTCTTCTGAAAAACCTTCTTTCTTGAGGTCTTCAAAAGTCCATTTAGTATCCTCTACTAAGTCGTGCAATATACCGCAAATCTTTTCATTATCGGTTTGTCCTGCATTCATTACACGGATAAGGTGTAAAATGTAGGGTGCTCCTGCTTTGTCGGTTTGTCCTTGGTGTGCCTCAATGGCTATTTGTATGGCTTTTTCTAACATAGGTTTAAAAGTTTTTATAAAAGGTTTTATCTACTGTTTTTCCACTAATACGAGCATTCATTGCAAGGTTAGTTTCCCAGTCTATAATATATGGTGATTCTCCTTTTTGTTTAGCGTAACAGATTATTTCTTCACCTTCACGAGTGAATTTGATAACGACTTCTTGCCAATCATCATAGATGTAGGTATCGGTATGGTTTTGAAAATTCTCTAATATTTGTGTATGGTTACTCATCTGAATTTGCTGTAATAGTTAAACGATTGTTTTTCCAACTCAGTTATGCGCTCTAATACATCAGGAGTATTATTTGCTTTTGCTTTAAGCATTCTTATTTCTTCATAGTATTTGTGTCCTAAACCACCTTCAATCCCTGTTTCTTTTCTTATATCATCATATCTTTTTTGCCCCAAAATACGAATTGCATTAGGAGGTGTTTCTTTAGCGTAAATCATTTTTTCGGTATTAAATTGAATTTCAGCGAAGATATTTTGCTGTGTGCGAATATTGGTAAGAATACCACTATACCCTAAGAATTGTTCGGGGGTTTGTTTTTTAACACGTGCAAATATACTACTTTTTTCTAAATACAGCAAAATATTTTTCATTTTTTCTTCAGGTACAATGATTGTAGCCCTTATACTATCTTTAATGCCTGCTACATTTCCATCGAGTTCATCGGTAACTTTGCGCAAAATAGACTCTCGACTTTTATAGTTAATAGGTGTTGAATACCCTCCTAATTCCTTAGTGAGTTTATTAAGTATTGATTTTATTTCAGACTCTGATTTGATAGCTTTTTTCATTAATTGAGACACCTCATTACTTATGGTTATTTCTTTATTAGCCTCAATAAAATAAGGCTTTGTTTTCCAATTCTTGAACCTATCTTTGTTATCTGTTACCCATTGCTTATAATTACTCGGTACATCACCTACGTAATTAGATGAACTTTCGGGGGGTAATTCTTCATCAGCTTTTAATTCCTTGATGAGTTCATCGGGTGTTTTGAGAATACTCACTATATGGCACTTGCAGCCTACGTGCCAGCCGTGAAAGTGGAATGTTTTGGGGTATTTGCCTTTGAGTTCATCGCACATATCATAGACTTTGTGCTGTGGGGATAGGCGTACTTCAAAGCCTACTACATCAGGGTTTTGCTGTATCCGTAACCAATCAGCGGACTTATAGGCTGCATTAATCTCATTACTTGCAAGTCGCAAAGCGTTTTTGTAGGCACTTCTATACACTCCTTGCCCAGGGTGATAGTTTTGGGCGTTCTTACTTAGTACAAGGTTACCATATTTGTCCCTAACTCTATGAAATAGGGCGGTAGGATTGTTCAATAGGTTGCGTATCTCACGGCTTAACTGTACCGCGCTTTTACCCTCCTCTAAGGAAACAGATAAGGCGAGTTCTAATTCTGTTTGTGCTTTTTTAGCAATGTCCCATACACGGTCGGAAACGGTAAAATCTTTAATCTTACGTGTTTTGAATGTTTCGAGGGCTTCGAGGTTTTTGTATTTAGTTAGTACTTCTCTTAGTAGCTTATCCTGCTTGATATTGGCAAATGCCCATTCTTTGGTGATACCTTGCTTTATGATTTGATCTAATTGGTTGCTGAAATTAGCTAATTCCTTTTCAAAGGATTTTCCTTTTTTGGTAGTAGCAAATGAGAATAATGTACTTGCGATGAGTTCTTTATAATCGGTTTTTAGGGCTATAAAAACGGCTGTACCTACAAGCTGATAAAACAATCGTTCTATCTGTTGTAGGTATGCCATTAGGTGCTTCCTATGTTGATCATCATAGTTCATTAGATACTTGCTTCATTGAGGTTGCTATTTTCCTCGTCTTTGATTTGCTGTAATTGGGCTTCAGGGTCGGTGATACCGAAACGCTGCATTGCTTCACGTTGTGATATAAGAGGCTTGCCACCATTGGCTTCTGTAAGGGTACGTATCATTTCGGTATCATCATCAATATCAAATGGGGTGATAATGGGGGTAATATCTATATCTTTCATTTCCTTTTCAAAGGGTATATACATCTTTGAAAGGAAAGCCAAAATGATATTGATACGCCTTTGTAGAGCAGGTATGAATATAGCCTCATTGTCTTTTACCTTGAGGTGTGCGGGTAACCAAGCCAGTTTGCGCCCTACGCCTGAAAGCATATTGCCTTTGCCGGCGTAGAACTCATCGGAAATGTCGGGGGTGTGTGAGAACTCGTGTATATCACGGCGGTTCATACTCATTTCTTTGTCGAAACTCTCATTAGCATTAGGAGGTACGACAAATTGCACGTTTCCTCCATCTTTTACTTCAAAGACTTTACCTCCCGTGTTGTTACCTGACATTTTCCCCTCGACTTTGCCTGCTATCATTAGAATAGGTTCGCCAAATTTTCTGTTACTTTCAGAGAAGTAGGTACGTTGTACTTCGGCAATCTCAATAAGGTGCTGTACAGCATCCCATTCGGGTTTATCTTGCTGGTACAATACCACTGGTATTTTACCGATGATATTTTTTTTCACTTCGGTAGTAGTTTGTCCGTTTTCAGTAGTGAAAGTATATATAAACTCAGCAGTGAAGGCTTGAAATATATTTTTTTTACCGTCCTTACTTGTGCTTTCAACTCCAAATGATATTAGGTTATCATTGTCATCAAAGCGAGGGTATAGGTTATATTTTTCGGGGGATAGTATTTTGTGGTACAACAAAAAGTCGGATTTTACGCCATATTTTTCATTAGGTTGCTCTTCTAAATACCATAATTCAGCTACTTGCGTATAACGTTTTACCTCTGTACATATTTTGCTGTCTGAAAAACTCATTTTGTTTGACTTGATAACCTCCTGAAAGGCGGAGAATAATGGACTATCTTCAGCGGTGTACTTGTAAGGGATAGCGGTTTGAAACATCGTGGCAATATCTACAATACGTTTTTGATAAGGTAATCCTACACGATTGAGAGCGCGATAACTTTTTCTAAAACGTTCCTTTCCGTTAGCATCTAACATAGGATTACCCTCTTCATCTGTGATTGGTATCAAAATAGACTGGTCAGGATATTTGTGTTTGTTTTGGAATATATCGTGCTTTTTTACATCGTACTGGCGTTTGTAAGGCTCAATATCTACAGTTGTAGCGTTTGTTTTAAATTCTTCTTGTGTAATAGATTGTTCGTTCATATTGCTATATTTTTTAAATCATTGAGGCGAGTTGATATAGGTTGTTATTTGTTCCACTTAGTAGCTTCATTGTGATGTAACGGATAGCATCTATAGCGTGGTTGTGGTTATCTATGGGGATACCTGCTTTTTTATCGTTCCAAGCGTAATTTTTTAACTCTTTCATTACGTTGAAGCTGTGAGGCGTTACCACTAATTTATAATTGAGCATAGTAGTAATACCTGCAGATACGCTGCCTGCTCCCTTTTCGCAAGGTTCAATATTTAGCCCTTTGTCTCTTAGGTCTGCAATCAGGCGAGGCTCGGCACTATCGGCTACGATAAGGTCATAGGATCGGTCTATCAAAGTGCTATTAAGCTGGTAAAGCCCATCAGAGGATAATTGTTTGTTGTTATAGTATTTTTCATCAATGTAGATAATTTTGCTACGATTATCCACGGCTACTTTGATGAGTGTATCAGGGTCAATGCTAAATCCGTAATCTTGTCCGTAACCATAAGGTAGTGAAGTGTCGAACTCTCCAATCTCCCAATCGGTGAATATTACCCCTTCGGATACATCAGCCCAGCGACCTATAATTTTTTGTGCGTATTTGGTTTTGTTGAACATAGATTGAGAGAAATTTCCTTGCTCATCAGTAGCTTGTGCGAGGCTTTGGGTTTTGATTTCATCAATCTGTTTAAAAAACTGCTCATTAAGATTTTCTATATTATCAAAGTAGGTAGTATGAATGTGCAATACATCGGGATGGGTGGATA